AAAAATTAGGGGAGAAAAACATCTTGTGTTATCCACAGCCCACAGGCTTGATTTGGCGGTAATGCTGTTTGACGAATTAGCGCCAATACTTGAAACCCAATACAACGCCAAACTTATGCGGGCGTACGGGCGCAACATGGCCACCATGCCTGACGGGTCGCGGTGGATTGTGCGTGCTGCCGGGCCGTCAGGCGGTCACGGTATTAGCCCCAACCTGATCGTGGCTGACGAAATCTGGGACATTAGCTCAGAGGTAATTGACGGTGGGCTTATCCCGTCGCAACGTGCCAAACGAAACCCGCTGTTGTCTATGTGGTCGACAGCTGGCACAGAGCGCAGCCGGGCGCTACTGAAATGGCGCGAGCAGGGCATGCGGGCAATAGACGAAAACAAACCCAGCCCGTTCTACTTTGCGGAATGGTCACCACCACCAGACCTAGACCCAATGTCCCCTGAAGCTTGGGGTTGGGGCAACCCCGCGTTGGGCACAACCCTGACCCCAGCGGTGATTGTGGGCGAAAGCCAAAACCCTGACCGCGCCCAATTTTTGCGTGCGTCAGTCAACGTGTGGGTTGCGTCAGATCAGGGTTGGCTACAGCCCGGCACATGGCCAGCGTTGGAATACCTAGAACCGTTACCCGCAGGCGGGGTGTTGGCCATAGAAAACAGCGTTGACGAAAGCCGCTATTTTGGGTTGCGGGCTGTGGCGCTACCTGACGGGCGAACCTGCCTAACGGTTGCGTTTGTGTGCAACACGTACGCAGAAATGTTGCAGGCCGCCAAACCATACCTACAAAACCCGCAGGTCACGTTTGCGGTAACCCCGTCAATTGACCTGCATTGGCCTACAGAGTATGAGCGCCGCAAACAGGTGGTTGGCTACGGGGAAATGGTCAAATGGACAGACCCCGTACGTCAGCTGATTAGGCAGGGCATGGTGCTACATGACGGGTCGACCATGCTGGCTGAACACATACAAAGAGCTGTAGCCGTCAGGTCACAAAACAGCATTGCGCTCAGCTCGCAACGATCACCCGGCCCGATAGAGCTAGCCCGCTGTGCAGTATGGGCAACGGCGTTGGCCAGCAAACCGAAAGCCAGCGGTAAACCGTTTTTGGTTGTCGCAAGTTAACTACACTTTGACCCGGTGGCATGGGGGTTTAAAACTCCCATTCTGTCGGGTGCAGCCAATCCCCATGCCACTACCCCCAAACACTTTTAGGGCATACTTGACCTATGGGTTTATTTAACCGCACCACCAAAGCCGCAATTAGTCCTGCGCCAGTCAAAGCTGCAGCGGCAGGCGCGTTTGGTGGCGGCTACTCCCCGAACAGCGCCGGGTTAGGCGCACAAATGATCGGGCAGTATTACACCTATCAAGAGGGTGACGCACGCAACCGCGCAGTCAGCGTGCCAACAATCAACCGCGCACGCGATCTCATGGCAAGTGTCATTGGTTGCATGCCGTTGAAGATGTACAACGAAATGTGGAACGGCAACGAAATGGAAAAAATGCCGTTAGCGCCGCGCACTTGGCTACGTCGACCAGACCCGACCGTACCGTACCAATTCATCATGTCATGGACATTTGATGACCTACTATTTTTTGGGCGCGCGTTTTGGTACATCACTAGCCGCACCGCTGACGGCTACCCCGCCACGTTTACCCGCTTGCCCGCCGGGAGTGTGACCACTACCGACATGACCGGGCCTGTCTGGTTCGCACCGTCACAGCAAGTGTTTTTTAACGGTGGCCAATTAGACCCCAAAGACCTAGTGCAATTCCTTAGCCCAGCGCAAGGCCTGATCTATGCCGCACCGGGCGCAGTAGAAACCGCACTAAAACTAGAAGCCGCACGTAACCGTAACGCCAGCTCAGCAATACCCGCAGGCGTTCTGCGTCAAAAGGGCGGCGAGCCTTTGAGCGCACAAGAACTGGCAGATTTGGCAGCGTCATTCAACGCGGCACGCGCAACCAATCAAACTGCAGCGCTAAACGAATACTTGGAATACCAAGAAACCGCGACAAGCCCAGACAAAATGCTTTTGATTGAAAGCTCGCAGTATCAGGCGCTTGAGGCTGCACGTTTAGCCAATGTGCCACCGTATCTGGTCGGTGTTGCAACGGGCGCGTATTCCTATCAATCAGCACAACAGGCCCGCGCTGACCTGTGGATTTTTGGTGTCAAAATTTATGCGGAAGCAATCGCCCAAACGTTGTCAATGAATAACGTTTTGCCAAACGGTACGTATGTTGAATTTGACGCTGACGATTACCTAGAAGAAAACTACATTGCTGATCGTGCAGACGAACCGCAAGAAAACACACAAGAACAATTAGCCGAAAGGTAACAAACATGATCAAATTAGTTGCAGGACAATTCACGGTTGACGCAGCCAAAGGCGACGAAATGCCCCGACGCACAATCACGGGTGTTGCCGTACCGTACAACACGTTTGCTGTGGTCAATGACAACAGCGAAATTATGTTTATGCCCGGCAGCCTGCCTGTTGAGGGCAAAGCGCCGCGCCTGTTTTTGTACCATGACGCAAGCCAGCCAATCGGCGTAGTTACTGAGCGGGTCGACACGCCAGAGGCCATGCTTTTTACCGCCCGAATTAGCGCAACCACGTTGGGCAATGACGCGCTGGTAATGGCCGCAGACGGCACAATTGATCAGGTATCTGTAGGGGTAAACCCCACCAAATTCAGTTATGACGAAAAAAACCGCATGATTATTCAGGCTGCCGATTGGGTAGAGCTGTCGCTAGTCCCGGTAGGGGCTTTTGGTGACGCTGCCCCGATCACGCAGGTTGCCGCAAGTATCCACCAAACCCCAACACCAATCAGCCATAATGACATTGTGACCGAACAGGAGAAATCACCCATGACCACCGAAACCAGCCCAGCAATTGTTGAGGCCACCATTCCAACGCCAGCGCTGCCAGCGCAGGCCAAGCGCAAATTTGATTTGCCGACACCGGGCGAATACCTCGCAGCAATGCACATTGGCGGCGAAACATTCCGCAACGTCGCAGCTGCAGCTCGCGAATACATGAACGGCAAACAGACAGCATTGCAGGCCGCCGCAGGTGACACGCTCACCAGCGACACGCCCGGTTTGTTGCCCGTGCCCGTACTTGGCCCTGTGTTTCAGGATCTCAACTACATTCGCCCGGTTGTGGCAGCAATTGGCGCACGCGCCATGCCAGACGGCGGCAACAGCAAGACGTTCATTCGCCCAACGTGGACAACGCACCCAACCGTTGCGGCACAGTCGACTGAACTAAGCGGCGCGTCAGCAACCACCCCGGTCATTGCGTCAAACGTGGTCACCAAGACCACGTTGGCTGGTCAGGTCACGTTGTCGGTACAGGACATTGACTTCACGTCACCGGGTGCAATGCAGATCATTTTGCAAGACCTAGTGGGTCAGTACATGCTGAAGAGTGATGACATTGCCGCTGACGCAATCGTTGCAGGCGCGCAAGCGTCAGGCGCAACGTGGAGTGTCACCGCAAATGACCCGTCGACCCTCATCAGCGCCATTTACACCAGCGCCTACAACATTTTGTTGGACACCAACTTCCTGCCCGATCACATTTTTGTTGCACCGGGCGTATGGCAAGCGTTGGGCGCACAGCTTGACGTAGACAAGCGACCTGTATTCCCATACGTGGGCGCGGCGGGTCTGATGGGCGTAAACGGAATGGGCGCGGCAAACATCACCGTTGCCAACACGTTCAACCCATTTGGCCTGAACCTTGTCGCTGACCGCAACTTTGCTGCAGGCACAATGATCGTGGCTCGCGGCTCAGCCTGCGAGTTCTACGAACAGGTACGCGGCGTAATGTCGGTCGAAGTCCCCGGCACGTTGGGCCGCACGTTCAGCTACTACGGCTACGTGTCAACCTTCATTGCTGACGCTGATCAGGTTCAGTCAATTATCGTCAGCTAAAGAAACGGGGCTTACATGGCCGTTTACACGGTCACGTTTAAACAGCTAACCGACAATTACGCGGTATTGCAGACGCTGACCGCTAACGAATTAGAGGTTGGGCGCACGATCAGCGTTGCAGCCGTAGGCGTGCCATTCAACGGCACGTTTACGGTCTACGCGCTACCCCAATACGAATTCGTTGGCATTGACAGCGAGGGCAACCTACTTTACAACGTTGACGTAGCCGTACCCAATCAGGTGTTATTTGCCTGCACAGGTACAGACGTAGACCGCACAGCTGCCACAGGCACGCTGACGTTTACGCCAACCTGCACGTGGATTACCGCCACCAACATTGAAGATTGGCTAGGTATCGGCACAGCCACCGCAGCTGACACCACATTTTTGACCCAATGCGCTGCAGCCGTCAACCAAATGGCATTTAGGCGCAGGGTCGAAGCCGGGTACTTTGACAGCCTTACCACCAGCCCCAGCGCAGACGTAACACTTGGAACAATCATGTGGGGCGGTGCGCTGTACCGGGCGCGCGGCAGCATAGATGTATTTGCGTCATTCAACGAAATGGGCACAGCCCCAACAATCGGCCTGTCACCCATGATCAAACAGCTGTTAGGCATTGACCGCCCACAGGTTGCCTAATGCCTGTTGCCTACACCGACCTGTTTAATGAGGCGCTAGACGATCTGGCGGCAACGCTGGCCACCATAACCGGGCTGCAGGTAGTCACAGACCCCCGAAACCTTGTGCCGCCATGCGTCATGCTGGGCGCACCGTCATTCACCGCATTTAACTACAACGCGGTACGCATGACCTACCCGCTACAGATCGTGACGTTAGGGCCAAGCAACCTAGACGCAATGCGTAGCCTGCTGAACTTGTCGGCGCTAATTTTGTCTAAAAACGTGGCTGTCACAGACGGCAGGCCGACCACGTTAGAGATTGGCGGGGTTATGTTGCCTGCCTATGAATTGACCGTTGAAATGCGCGCGTCAACCACATGACCGAATACCGGGTGGTCAGTCCGCTGGTAGGTGAGCCGGGCAGCGTATTTGTGCCCAAGGCAGGCGTAAACGTTGACGCATTGCTAACAGGCGGGTTTATTGTTGCTGTGGCAGTATCCACCGAAACAGCCCCCAAGCGGCGTAAAGTAAAACCAGCACCAGAGGAGTAACCCAACATGGCAACTAGTCAGTATCTTTCAAACCCCGTAGTCACCGTGAATAGCGTTGCGCTTACCGGGTTTTGCACCGCGGCCAGCGTCATTCAACGTTTTGAGCCGCTAGACAATTCGACGTTTGGTCAAACTGACCGCACGTACGTAAAAGGCTTAGGCGATCATGAAGCAACGCTCACGTTGCTGATGACCTACGCGTCAGCGGAAACGTACGCAACACTTGCGCCATTAGTTGGCACAACCACCACCGTCATTGTCAAACCGACCAGCGGCGCAGACAGCGCCACAAACCCCGGCTTTACGTTGACCGGGACTTTGTTGGCCGAATTGCCTGTAATCAATGCCAGCCTTGGCGAGCTGCAAACCGTGGACATTGTGTTTCAGGGCGGAACGTACACGGCAGACGTAACCCCATAAGTAAGACCTACAACCAAATAGACAGAAAGGCGTTATGAAAATCAAATTGCGTATTACCGTCACACCCGGTAGCGAACCAATTGAGGTAACTACAAACCTGTTGTGCATTGCTGAATGGGAACGAACCGAAAACCGCAAAGTAACTGACGGGCGCGGGGTCGGCATGGGTGACATGGTGAGCTGGGCATTTTTTATGTTGAAACAGTCGGGTCGATTAATGCCCGAAATGACCGCGCAGGAATGGCTAAAAAACAATCCCAACATGGAATTGGAAGCGGTTGATCAAACCGACCCAAACCCTACGGGCGCGGCAGCTACCGCCGCCAACTAGCTGAAGTATTGGTTGCAACGGGCTGGTGGCCCAATGAAATCCCGTTTGACATGCGCGACCTGACTACTGTGGTAGTAGTCCTAAACAAGGCGGCCAAACAATGACAACCACGACAACCGTAGGCGTGTTTGGTGTCAAAGAAGCATTAAAAGAGCTACGCGAAATAGACCCTGAGCTACGCAAAACCATTAACAAACGTGCGAAAGACGTAGTAAAGCCCGCTACCGATCAAATGAAAGCGCAGTACCCGGCACAGCTGTTGTCTGGCATGGCACGTAATTGGCAGCAGCGAGGCCGTCAACTATTCCCGTATGATCAGGCAGCTGCCCGCAAAGGCGTGACGCTGAAAGTAAACACAAGCAAAAAATCTACGTCTGTCATTGCCATTATTCAAAAGAACCCGGCAGCCGCAATAATCGACATGGCAGGCAAGGGCGGTAGCAGCAGGTTCAATGACGCGCTGACAGCTTTGTTTGGGCAGCCGTCGCGCGTGATGTGGCCGACCTATGAGAAAAACGCCAATAACGTAACTGAGAACATGCGCGAGGTAGTTGAGGATTTAATGGCCGCTGTCGGTAAGCGGGTGCTGTAATGGGAATTTTGTTACCAATCATTAGCGAATTTGACAGCAAGGGTATTGACAAGGCTGTTAAAGAATTCCAAGCGTTAGAGGGCGCTGGCGCTAAGGCGGGTTTTGCGTTGAAGAAAGCGGCGTTGCCTGCAGCTGCCGCTATTGCTGGGTTGGCTGCCGGGTTGGGGTCTGCCACCAAAGCGGCTATGGAAGACGCTGCAGCGCAGGAACAATTGGCGGGCGTGCTACGTCGAACAGGCATGGCCACGGAAGATGAGATAAAGAGCGTTGAGGATTTTATTACCGCTCAGTCACGTTTGACAGCGGTAACAGATGATCAACTGCGGCCTGCATTGGCAACGTTGGTTAACGCCACCGGGTCAGCCACCTACGCGCAAGAGCTGTTGACAATCAGCCAAGACGTAGCCGCAGCCACAGGCAAAGACCTAGAAACCGTGACACAGGCAATGGCTAAAGCCGCCAACGGGCAGACCGCCGCGCTGTACAAACTTGACCCGGCGCTACGCACCACGGTTGGCGTAGGCGCAGAATTTGAAGATGTACTACGCGGGCTGAACATACATCAGGGCGCTGCCGCTGAAGCTGCAGAGACCGCTGCCGGGCGTATGGCAAACCTGCAAATACAGTTTGACGAAGCCAAAGAAAGCATTGGCGCAGCCCTGTTGCCCGTTATGCAAAAGCTGTTGGACGCATTGCTACCGCTGGCGTATTGGGCGCAAGAAAACACCAAAATAATCCTGATTTTTGCTGGCGTGATTGGCGGTCTGTCCGCAGCTGTATTGGCCGTCAACGCAGCAATGAAGATTTATCAGGCAACGCTGGTAATCGTCAAAGTGGCGCAGGCCGCGTTGAACTTTGTCATGGCTGCCAACCCAATTGGTTTGGTGGTCATTGCCATTGCCGCATTGGTAGCCGCGTTTGTAATCGCATACAAACAGTCTGAAACGTTCAGGGAGATTATTAACACGCTGTTTGGCGCAATCAGTAAAGGCGTGTCATTTAGCGTTGACCTGATCAAAGGCTATTTGACCACCGTATTGAACTTTTACAAAACGATTTTCAACACGATCGCAAACCTGTGGAATAACAGCATTGGCAAACTGTCATTCAAATTCCCCAGCTGGGTGCCGGGTGTGGGTGGAAGCGGGTTTAGTGTCCCCAAAATACCCATGCTGGCTGACGGTGGCATTGTCAACGGCCCAACCTTGGCAATGATCGGTGAGCGCGGCCCAGAGGCCGTCATACCGTTAGACCGCATGCAATCAGGCGGTGGCGTAACCGTCAACGTAATGGGCGGTCTGGCAACCAGCGCCGAAATCGGGGAAGCCGTAGTAAACGCAATACGCGCTTACACCCGCACAGCTGGCCCAGCACAAATACAAATTGCCTGACCCATGCCCGGCACAGCGGTAGTCCAATCAGGCAACTACAGCCTGTTGATTGACACAGGTTTTATTGTCGACGGGTTTACTTTAGATGACAACCCAAAAGGCATTTTGAACAATACGGAATACGTGCTGAACGGCACTACGCAATTTGCTGACGTTACAGACGGCACGCTAAACGTGGCAATCAAACGCGGTAGGCGTGACGTGGGCGACCAATTTAGCGCAGGCACAATGTCATTTACGTTGAATGACACGTTGGCTGGCGGCGTATTTAACCCGTTTGACACCAACAGCCCGTTCTATGACAGCGCCGAAAGCAAGCCCGGCCTTGCCCCAATGCGTGAGGTAGAGCTAATCCGCTATGACACCGCCAATGACCCCGAATACCTTTTTAAGGGTTACATAGTCAATTATGATTACAATTTTGCGTTGGGCGGCCTGAACACGGTTACCGTGTTTTGTGCAGATCAATTCTATTTGCTGGCCCAAACGTTCCTTGACGCATTTAACCCAACCGCTGAAACGTCAGGTGAGCGCATAGCAACCGTGTTGGCGTTGCCAGAGGTCGACTACACAGAACCCACAAACATTGCTACAGGCACAGTTGAATTGGGGCACGACAGCAGCTACACAGTCCCAGAGGGCACAAACGTTTTGCAGTACTTGTCGCAGATCAATGAGACAGCTGAATTTGGGCGGCTGTTTATGTCACGTGACGGGGTGCTTACATTCCAAGAGCGCATAGGCACAACGCTTAGCAGCCCGGTAGTGCT